CCCTTAAAGGCCATTCCTGCGCAAGAGCGCTATCGTCCTGATACCCTAGTTCGAGGAGATGTGTGGTGTCTGCTAGATTCCGAACCCGTCGTTGGCCAAACTCTTGGTCTGGCAGGGCGGAAAGCAGAATTAGGATTACCTGGTGGGCTGGTGCCCCCTGGAGCAACTGGTCTCCGACCGGTTCGCCTCAGGTGGTTAACCCGTTCATTGAAGAGATGAATGACTCCGTCTCTTCAACAAGGCCATATCCTGACCACGATGTAACCCACTTAAAGTGGCGGGTTCAACCCGGCCGCGTACGTGGGACCACTCGTTACCACAGAGCTTCTGATGGGCTAAACACTGAGCAGTACCGGATGACCAACTTCCACGTGGGAGCTGGAAATCTGGGATGGCAAAGTGCGGCCCATTGTGTGACCTCCATGAATCTGAGTCCGTCGAGTTATGTCAACGCTGCTATAGCGAAGGCGAACCCGGCTGCCTCGGTTGTGGACCTAGGGGAGTTCATCGGCGAGTTGAAAGACTTGCCTTCAATGGTATTCCCTAAGAGACTCAGACATATCCCGATTGGGATATTGTTTGGGTGGTTGCCCTTCTTACAGGACATCTTCGAGCTTACAAAGCTCTCCGAGTCCATAGACAGAAGGATGGAGCTCATTAACTCTCTGTCGGGGTCCGTGAAGAAACGACGTTTTGGACTTGGATCCGACCATGGATACAGGTCAGACCAAGAAGTCGTTTATGGTGCCAAATTCAAAGAAGAATGGCACACTACGGTAAAGGCCTGGGCCGTCACAAGCGATACAATCGCCTACAACAAGCTCAAGCCCCCTCCGAAATTTGACAGAGCTTACGTCCGTAAGCTACTGTTGTCGGAGACCCCACTAGTAACTGCCTGGAACCTGATGCCGTGGTCCTGGCTCATCGACTATTTTGTAGATGTCGATGGGCTACTCAGGGCTCACGGAAATCAGATACCGGGGTACCAGCTTCTGTCCCTTTGTATTTGTTTGGAACAGAAGACGAAGTACCAAATCCGGCATTCAGGCTACTTAGACAGATGGGATGGAGACATCACGCTGATGAGGGGAAGGTTCGAAAGAACCGACTTCAAACGGCGCATTTATCCAGATCCCACTCCTCGACCACCTAGCGTATGGCCCATTTTGTCGAACAGACAACTTGGTAACCTTGCGGCTTTGGGCTTAGCCTTGTCAGCTAATACTAGAGCTTATAAGCGCTAGATGGAGTCGCCTCACGGCGGCTTCCAAGAAACCAACAAGAGCTCGTTAGGAGACAATCATGCTCGACAATTCGATCAGCATCACTTATGACAGTGAATCGATCACCCTCAACCGTATGAACCAGGACGGATATACCGGCCAGTTCTTCGGTCGCGACGCCGCGGGAAACGAATACGTGCTTGAAGTAAAGCACCAGTTCCCCAAGAACACAACGACTCCTGGTGTTGAACAACACCTGGTGAAGTTGACACGTTCCGAACTTGTGGACGTGGACGGCGTTCTGACGCTTGCGTCGGTTGTGTCTGTGCACGAAGTGCTCAAGACAACGGTCGGCGCCCAGGACTCCTCGGATGTGGAGAACCTGCACGATGCCCTTCATGGGTGGTTCGTGAGCGCAGAGGTGGGCAAGGTACTCGCCCGGCGGTCGTAAGACCGGCGGAGAAAAGACTCGCCAAGAGGAGGGATTGTTCTACCCTCTTCAATCGATGACCCCTTAGGGGGCGTGCGATCGGTCGGCTACGTTAACACCTACTGGAGTAACCTAGCATGACTCAAGATAAGTCGAAGCATGTCACTGCCGAACACCTCCACAAATCCCTCCTTCGGGATGTGGCATATGTGCTCGGAGACACCGTGACGTGCAAAACCCTAGACGACATGTGCGAGGTCCATAAGAGGGCCCGCACACGCGGACTGAGTGTAATCATGGACGCTTTGCCTGCTTTAGGCAAGCTATATGACAATGCCCTTGGTTCGTTTACGTTCTCGTGGGAAGATTACCCACGGGAATTACGCGTCAAGGGAGCCAAACGTCCTGAAGATCATCTCTTCGGGTCATTGGTAGGTCTGTCATTCCCGTCTGCTGACGGCGGCCACTATGCCGGCGTTTTCGACGGGGATGAAGCCGACTTAGTCCAAGCAACACGATCGATCCTCTACCTCTTCAAGAAAGTAAAGGAAGAATCCAGTGCGAAGGCTAAGTCTGCTGCTGAGCGTGATTTCGTCACGCTTGATCAGGAGGTGGATAGACCATCCCCATATTGGAGGTTCGCTACTGATCGCCCTTCTCTCAGGTTTGCTAGCGATGTATTTGCTAGCAGGGCCCGAGGAGACGCGGTCCGAACGATTCTCCGAATCATGGATCAGGTTGCTCCTTTCCTCCTACCCCTCCACAGAATCAACTGGGGAGAGTACAGACCTAAGCACGGTCCAGGAGCGGTATCAGACCTCAGAGACGGAGACGATAAATACAAGTTTCCGTCTTGGCCGAAGCGTCTTGCTTCGGTGTTCCCCAGCAATGGATGGGCTACTCACGTGCACGATTGCACGGAAGATTCCCTACCAGAATCCTGGGGAAACGATGCTTGCAGCAAGCTGATATGCGTCAAGAAGACGCTAAGCAAGCCGCGTGTCATCGCGTCTGAACCGACGGCCATGCAGTACTGCCAACAAACAGTGCGGCATGTCGTGTACAAGGAGATGAGCTTGGTTGCGAAGTCAGTGATTCGCATCACGGACCAAGAAACCTCGCGAAATCTCGCTCTCGCTGCTTCCGGAGACATCCTTAGGGACATCTCTTATGAGCAACACACGGATACAACGTTGGCTACCGTCGATCTCTCGGCGGCATCCGACCGATTGTCCTGTAATGCAGTGGAAGCTATGTTCAGGTCGAACCTGGATTTGCTCCATGCATTGAGAGCTACACGTACTCCTTACTGCAATGTGCAGGGCGAGGTTATCGCCTTGCGCAAATTTGCAGCTATGGGGAGTGCCACTACCTTTCCTGTTCAATCTCTCGTTTACACCTGCGCCTGTTTGGCAACGATGTTTTATGAGAAATATAGCAGGGAGCTCTTCATCCCGCAAGTAACAGAGCAGCTTCTCTTTAGGCTGCTCGGTGAACGCAAGGAAGATGGGCTACTGGTAGTCCTGGTCTACGGGGACGATCTCATTGTCCCCGCTAGAACGGTTGATCTACTCACCGACTTGCTCTCAGCTCTCGGGCTGAAAGTAAACTCAGACAAGACATTCGCCGGAGGAATCTTTCGAGAATCCTGCGGTATGGATGCCTGCCTTGGCAGGGAGGTAACTCCTCTCTACCTGAGCCGTCTTGGTGAGGTCAGTGATTCCGATGTGGTCGCTGTTGCGGAGGTGAGCAATAACGCTCACCTCAAGGGCTTCTGGAACTTGGCTGATGCTTTGCAAAAGTCAATCCCGAAGAAGCTCAACCGGTTTATCCCGGTTGCGCACGATCCACTACCGAGTCTCCGGTACATCACATTCTGCCCTGGCCTACGTTATCGTACTCGTACGAGACGATGGAACGACAAGCTCCAATGTCATGAGACAAAGGGTTTCGTCGTCCGAGCCAAACGGGAGGTGGAGTATCGGGACGATTGGTGTGATCTCCTTCAA